TTACCGTATCTGTCTGGCTCGTCATTTATCCAGATGTCGATGTTGTAGTATTTCGCGCCGGTCTTGCCGACGATGATCCGTGATTTGTCGATCTTCATGAGGTCGATGCTTGCTCCTATTAGTTTTCCGTTACTCATATTAGTTTGGTTTATATGTCATTTTTGCGATTGTTTCCAGCGCCTTCGTGAGCGCCACTTGTAGGCCATCGCGCTGCCTGCGATAGTTGTCACGCTCCTGCGCCGTTTCGCGGGCGTCCTGGCACGCAAGCACGTAGCTGCCAGATAAGTCGGAAATCTTATCCCTCGCGGCCTTTAGCTCGGCGGAGAGGAATTCGATTAAATTCATTGCACAGTCGAGTGTATGATCCGTCGCTTTCGGGCTTCGCGGTAGTGGTTCTTGGTTCATGGTTCTAATGCTCCGAAAAGCTCACCCTCTTCCTTGTATTCTCCAGCTGATGCGAGATTGCGGACGGCCTGTTTGAAGTAGGTATCTTTCAACTCGATTCCGATTGCTCTGCGGCCATTTATTACTGCGCCGTAGCACTCCGATCCAACGCCTAGGAACGGAGTTAGAACCGTGTCGCCCGGATTAGATCGAAGCACGACCGCCCGCTCAATCACGTCAAGCTGTAAAGGATGCACATGCTTCTCATCGTCGAGGTCTTTAGACTCTACGTAAGGCAATACCCCCTTACCTCGGATACCCTCACCCTTTACTCCGTCGCATCCCCGAATGTCATCCCAGAACGCGCTCGCGTATTGCCGCCATATCCAATGGGAAAAGCGGTTTTCAGTCTGCTTCCCTTCATGTCCTTTCCAATGGAGGATGTCATGCGGGATCTGGCGGCTGCCGGCGTAGGAATGCAATCCGGTCGGATGAGTAACCGGTTCCTCGTTTATTCCTTTCTTACGGAACGTGATTAACTGATCCGAACCGGCGCAATCGGCAAGCGTGGAATCAGCCACGATTTGGGCATGGGCCAACCCTTTCGCCATCGTGCGGAGCCTAACGCCAAGCGGCTCTTTCCAGATATGTTGGCGACATTGGAATACGAATCCAAGTTCCTCATGCAGGCGGATGATGTCACCCGGGAAGTCCGTTAGTCCCGCCCCAGCATGAACTGAAAACGGGACATCCATGCAATGAACTACGGTATTGCGACCCGGTTTCGTGATCCGGTGAATCTCGCTGACGATGAATTTGTAGTGATCGAAAAACTCCGAGTAGCTGCGGCAGTTTGACAAGTCCCGCTCATCGGAGCTGTAATTGTAAAGTCCGCAGAACGGAGGGGAATAGACGGATAGCCCGATTGAGTTATCCGGTAGGGTTGGCAATACCTCGCAGGAGTCCCCGTGATAGATTGCGTATTTGTCTGTGATTACTGATTTGAGTGAGGACATGGTATTATTTGGTGATGGATGAAGAAACGTAGGCGAAAAGGTCTTTTTTAGCATCGTCGCTAGGCGGATAAATTACAGCTATCTCCCATTGCTTAGGTGTCATTACCTTGGTTGTGAGTGGCATCTGGTAGGTGATCGCGTCCCTTCCTGCGCCAACAACATCGTTGAGCTTGATAAAGAGCCTGCAAATACCAGCCGGAAGATCTGAGAAGTTCTCAAGGACCATCGCCCGATAAAACCCCGCGATTTCATTTTCCCGGCTAGGGTTTTGCTTCATGGCGACGCATACCCCGGCTCGAACGGCGGCGCATGAGATTTTCTTTCTCTGTGATGGGCAAGCATCCATGAGTATCCCGAACTGGCGGCCATAGGATTCCCAAATGGAATCAGCCTCCGTCTTAGTGATTTTCGCGAAATTCATCCCCGAGGAAACCCAATGCAATATATTTACGAAGCTGATTTTCTGCTTGTCCCATCCATGATGATCCGAGAAAGACCTTTGCTTTCCTCCGTCTAATACGGCGAAAGTCTGATCATCACATCCCCAGAAAACCCATTGCATCATGGATATTCCGGTTTCGATTACAGCGGTAAGACGGGTCTGTCCGTCTAGCAATCTTCCGGGTTCAGTCCGTGTTCCAGTAAAGGCCATGGCCTGATGAGTTAACATAAACTCGCCAGACTCTAAAAGTTTGGCGTAGTGTTTGGAATTGCCGACAGGAAGCTTCCTGTTGCCGGTGTTGTATTTGAGCCATTCCGCCGCAATTTGTGGGGTAATGGTGACTAGTTCTGGTTGCATTTTTGTTTTCATATCCAATTTGGTAGTTGTGTTGGTGTTGTTACGTGTTGTTTTTTCTGTATGGAGAGTTCGTTGTTCATCATCGCAACGAGGTTGGAGAACATTCCGTCCGCTGCTGTCGCCTTGCGCTGGAGATTAGAAAGGATATTTGCCTCGCCCTCCGAGGTAATCACATCGACGGTCACGGGGTGCTTTTGTCCAAAACGCCAGCATCGCCGGATGGACTGATACCACTGCTCGAAGCTGTGGGACGGGAAATAGGTCATGCGATTGCAATGTTGTAAATTCAATCCCATACCGGCGATTTTAGGCTTCGTGACCAGAACGCGAATCGAGCCAGACGCAAACGCTTCCAATACCTCTTCCTTGCGCTCGTCCGAGTCCGTGCCGGATACTTGGACTGCGCCATCAATCATCTTAGTTAGCATGTCCCCCTCGCGGTTGAGGTAGCACCATGAAATGACCGGATCGCTGGTAGCGTTAGCAATCTCTGCGGCCATCTCGCACCGCTCCTGACATGTCCTGGCCCGCTCCTTGCGTTGCTCATCAAGACCGGCAGCAGGGAGAGAAAACAGATACTCAGGATGAGCTGTGCGAGCCGTCACGATATGCTGGCGGGTGATAAGATCCGGCAGTTCAAATCCCTTGTCTGAAAAACCCATGTCGGACGGCTTACGAACGGCTCGCATCCATGAGCAAACCCAACGCCAGAAATCCCGCTCGGCATGTCCCCGGAAGCGGTAGATACCGTGCTTGTTTTCATCCTTTCGGGAGATCGTCGCCTCGGTCTTTTTGAAAAACTTGGAAAGCATGTCGCGCTGGCCCATTTCTCCTAAAGCCTCGGCAGATGTCCCGAGCTCTACGAAGTCATTCGGGGCAGCTGTCGCGGTGCATAGGAGACGATAAGCCAGTCGGCGCATAAACTCGGTTACTGCCGCCCTAGTAGCTCCCTCTACGCTTTTCAGTATGCTTGACTCATCACACACCGCGCCGCCGAAATCATCGGGATTAAAAAGGTGAAGGCGCTCGTAATTTACGATCACGATGGGAGCGTCCGGCAATTTCCCGTCCTTGGATCGTTCGGCGTGAACGCCTATCTTAGCTGCTTCGATTACGGTTTGCGCTCCGACTGCAAGCGGGGTCATCAGGATGATCCGCTTACCTGTTTTGAGGTGGAAGTTCTGGGCGCATACAAGCTCCATGAATGTCTTACCTAGTCCGCAGTCGCTGGCGTTAAGTGACCGGCCCTTTCGGACGGACCATTCAACTAGGTGCTTTTGGAAATCAAATAGCATGTCGGGCATGAATAACGGCTCAAACCCGTGGGAGTTTGCGAGTTGCGTTTTGTTGTCGATAAATTCGGTGTAGTTCATTGGTTGTTTTCAGTGACGCCACATCTCTAAGCTCCATTTTCAATTCCATCAAGATAAAAAATAAAATTCTTTTTATTGTTGCCAGATCCGAAACGCTCGCCTAGTTTCACGGCATGACAGCACCCGCTAAACAATCCGCCATAACCGAAACCGTTATTTCAAACTCATTCACCGGCTACGAAGCCACCAAACAACGCGCCGAATTAGAGGATGCTTACCTCCGCGCCTATGACCGAGCAAGGCAATCCTGGCGTGTCCTAGAGAGCGTTATCCACGATCTCCCTGCGCCAGGCAGTGACAACCTTAACGCGAGCCACGTCGCGTCCATGAACGCATTAACTGAATCATTCCGTAAAATTTCATAACCATGAAACGACCAAAAAACAAATACATACATCTACCGCTGCCTATCGAAGAAATGAAGAGGCTGGAGAAGCTCGCCAAATCGCAAAACACGTTTCCGACTCGACTGGCTGCGGCCATCGTATCGGATGCCATTCCTCGCATCGAGTCAGGTGACATGGCCGTAGAAGCTCAACGGAGGGTCGGGCAATGAGGACGTTTGCAAACGATAGGGGCGCTGAATGGCGTTGGACTGGCTCAACGATGCAGGTCGACACCGATCTAGGATGGGAGGATTCGATATTTGTCAGCCCTGAAGAGCTGCTGGTATGTATGGATGTGACCGAGACGACCGAGGAAGACTACCAAAGCGAGCGCGACCCAATGGATGTCGCGCACGAATACGCCGAGCAACGAATGATCGACGAAGGGGATTTTGATGAGTAAAAAATCATCAATTCACCTATATTCAACGGAAATAATTTTCTGCAACATCGCACTAATCCTATCAGCTCCCACGATCGAAAAGCTCCGCGAGGCATTTTTACTAATGAATCCGACTATTGCATTCAAAGAATTAGAAGTTCAAAAAACAAGCCTATCACTAATAAAATAACACCATGAAAGACACTACTAAAAAACCATTCGGCATCGACCGATCAAAATCAAAATCAAAACGCAACCGGCATAGGTCTGCAATTTCAGATGGTATTTTCTGGCCGTTATTCGTCGCGATTATTCTAGGCATCCTTTTTATTGTCTACTCATGAGAGCTCGGGTTAGAAAATGCCGTAACGGAATCCATAAGCTCCAGATCCGCCGATGGGGTATTTGGATAACTCAGGAATACGGAACATTGTATTCTATGACATCCCACGCAATCCATTTACAAAAACAACAATAATAATATGACAACCGAACCAATGACATTTGAAATCGTCCCAGCTAACTCGGGACTTGAACTAGAAGCAAAAAACTCGCTTGAAATCGCATTTTCCAGCTTCTTTACGGAGGCTCAAAAATGGAAAGACCACGCCGAAACGATCACCGAGCCAAAGCTAGCGAGGGTTGCGCGGTTAGAATTAAAATCACTCCGAATCAAATCCGAGAAAACACGAAAGTCTCTCAAGGAAGATTCGCTTTTGATGGGTCGCGCGATTGATGGATCGCATAACATACTGCTATCTTTAATCGTCCCGATTGAGCGTCAACTAGATGATATTGAGAAGCAGGAAGAGAGGAGAATTGAATCGGAAAAGGCCGCAATACTTGCATCTCGCATTGAGCAATACAGCCCGTTTGAGGACTATAGTATGCCGCGACCTAACATCAGGGCGATGACCGACGACCAGTTCACGCAGTGCTTAGCCGACGCAGAGATGCTATTTAAAGCCAAGGCAGAAGCGTTAGCTAAAGCGGAAGCCTACCGCATCGAAAGCGAGCGCAAGGAAGCTGAAGAGCGCGAGGCGCAAAGGTTGGAAAATATCCGACTAAAAGCAGAAGCTGAGGCGCGGGAGAAAGAACAAGCGGAATTAATCCGATTGAAATCCGCTTCTAAAGATCGCAAAGCTAAAGAATCCAGTTTTGCACGATGGATCGAAGCTCAAGCTGATAAACTATAACTCTAAATCAATCTCAAATAACACCAATATGAACACAGAACAAGAAATACTACCCTTAGAAATAATCGACTCCTCCGCAATCAGTCACCTCGAAAGAGCTGAGATTGATATGCAGATTGCCACCGCTCGCCGGTATCCTCGAAGCCTCTCCGCTGTAAAAAATCGGATGCTCTCGTATGCTACCCTTGATGAGGAAACCGCCGCCGGTTGCTTCTACACTCTACCAGGACGCCGAGGAGGGGATGGTAAGCCTATACAGGGCCCGTCTGTTCGCCTCGCTGAAATTGCCATCTCAAGTTTCCAAAACATCCGCGCCGGCAGCCGGATCATCGAAGACGATGGAAAATTCATCACCGCTCAAGGCGTTGTTCATGACCTCGAAAACAACGTCGTTATTTCTATCAACGTCCAACGTCGGGTTACAAAAAGAGACGGGGGAAGATTCTCGGATGATATGATTGCCACTACTGGGAACGCCGCTTGTTCCATAGCGCTCCGTAATGCCGCATTTCGGGTGATTCCGCTAGCTCTAGTCAAGCCTGTCTACGAAGCTGCAAAGCGCCTAGCTGTAGGCGATGCGAAAAGTTTAGTCCAGCGCCGTGCCGCTAGCCTAGACCATTTCGCCAAGATGGGCGTAGCTAAGGAAAGGGTCTGCGAATGTCTGGGCGTAGGAAAGCAGGACGATATCCAGCTCGATCATCTGGAATTGCTTATTGGATACGCCAACGCGATCAAGGACGGTGACACATCGATTGATGATGTTTTCACCGGATCGAGATACGAGCCAAAAGCAAGGACTGAAGGGAATCCGTTCCGTCCAAAAGGGGATAAATCGGAACCTTCATCTAAGTCTGAGAAAGAGGAAATCGCCGTAAAGGAAGCAAAGGAAATCCAAGGAAAGAATCATGATGACTACGATCAAGCCATGGAGGTTTTAAACGAAGGAATCATCGAGATGGAGGTTTCCCGCGAGACGTTCATGGCTCGCGCCGAAAAGGGCGGATGGATCGACAAGGGCGAATTGCTTGCTGATCTTACTGCGGATGAAATCAACCTGCTTTCCATTAACCGCGAAGCTATCAAAGGAGGAAAATCGAAATGATTGATCCAATTACATCCCTGCTCTTCCCCGATTGCGTGATCCATTACGGAAATCAGCGCGAACCTTGGTGGCATGAAATCCGCAAGGACAAGCTGACCGGATCTCGCATGGGTGCGTGGCTAGCTGATCAGCCAGAGATACGGGCGACCGTCCCAGAGATTAAGGCCGCAATCGCATCAAAAGGTCACGCCGTATCGAGTAGTGCAAAACGTGATGATCTGCTAGCTATTGCAAAGATGGCTGAGATCAGCCTGCCGAAAACTCATCTAGCCGGAACGATCAAAGCTCGACACGGCGCGGTATGCAGTATCCTAGGAAGCCTCGCGCAGACCGATGCACCTGATCAGTGGGAGGTTGACCCCGACGGCCCGTCTCCTCGCAATCCTGCGCTTTGGGCTGTATGGAATGGCCTGCGTCTCGAAAAGGAAGCCGTTGCCTCGTTTGAGGGATGGAGCGGACTGGAGATCGAGGAAGTCGGTTTTTGCACTCATAAATCAGGATCAGCGGGATGCTCGCCGGATGGCCTTGTCAAGGGTCGATCCATCGGATTCGAAGGCAAGGCGCCGCTCGCTGCTGCGCATATCCGATACCTGCTCGGCGGGGAACTACCCGAGGAATACCGTGACCAGGTTCATGGGTCGATGGCTGTCACCGGAGCAACCGGATGGTGGTTTCAGAGCTACTGTCCTGGCTTGCCGCCGTTCCGAGTCATCACCCTCCGCGACGACTACACCGAGCGCATGGCTGAGGGATTAGATGAGTTTGCAGAAACACTAGTAGCAGCTCGGGAGGAAATCGCAAGCCTCTGGGATGCGGAGTTTGAAGGGAGGGAGAATCTATGAGTGAGCAAATAAAAATGAGCAAGCTAAATCACACTCAGCTTCCTTGGGAATTAGAGGATGATGAGGATTCGTGCTATACATCGATCGGTCATTACGACGATAGAGGGATAATGTCGCTTGTCGTCTGTCGGATGCACGGAATTGATGACGCCGAGTTCATCATCCGTGCCTGCAACGCTCATTATGATCTTCTGGGAGCGCTAAAGCTAGCCACTTCAATTCTACGGAGCGTCCCTACCGAGCAAAGAATGCGAGCCGAGAAAAGGGCTGGGGTAAAACGCGTTGGCGATGATCCGATGGGTTACATCCAAGAAACAATCACTCAAGCAATCAAGGAGGAACCGAAATGAGCGAACTATTTGAAATCGAACCATCACTATCGCCGCGCCTACAATGGATGGCGCAAAAAGGAGTTCTTACGAGCCAGATAAATCCATGTGACGACTCGGCTGCTACATGGTCCGCATGGGACGCTGGAAATAGGTGCTTGGATTCTGGTATGTATAAGGTTGAAAATAAAGCGGGATTTGGAATGAGTGAGATCGAAGCAGTCCAAGATCTAGCGTGCAGGATGGGTGCGTTGAACTGGATTAGTAGGGAGAAATTGAAATGAGCGATCATATCATACGCGACGAAAAAGGCCGCTTCGATACGATTATTAGCATGGCAAACATCTACGAATACGGAGGTTTCACCTTTGAGATCCATCGTTATTGCGGACCACTGAAACTAAATAAAGACTGGCAACCTGCTGCGAGAATGGGAAGAAAGTTCTATAGCGTCTATTACGAATGGCACAAATTGCCAGATGCAGAAAAACTCAAAACACAAATATCAGGATGAAGCAACTTTACATAGGTATCGACAACGGTCTTTCGGGCGCAATGGTTGCGTTATCTAATTATCCTGGACCGCCTGTCGCTATCTCAATAATGCCGACAAGAGGGAAGAAGAAGGGTAATGAAGTTGACGCGATGGCCTTTTACGAGTGGCTACTGAGCTTGGATTGCGCCTTTGACCGGATGACGGCAATCCTTGAAACTCCAGGCAAGCATTCGCCCGGAGTGATGGCCCTTTGCTCAATGTGGGATAGCTACGGAGCTGTCAGAGCCGTGCTCGAATGTCGAGGGATAAGGCACCACCGGATAGCCCCGCAGACATGGCAGAAGGCTATGATGCCCGGATGCGCGAAAGGCGACACCAAACCAGCAGCATTGCTAAAAGCTCGCCAGCTATGGCCAGATGAGAAATGGCTAAAAACGCCACGTTGTAAAACTCCCGATATGGGGATGGTTGATGCTGCTCTTATTGGTGAATACGGGAGGATTAAAACCCTATGAGCGAGGATTCAGCCGATCAAGCGCCTCAATGAGCTGACTGTTCTGAGCTGATTTCTCGGTCCTGATTTCCTGATTCAAGTCTGCAATCTCGTCGCGGTGTGCGTTTCGTTCGATGGCAAATTGAGCCTCCATGACCTCAATCCTCTTATCTCTTGCGTCCAGCTTTGCCCAAGTAGTCCTGAGCGCAAGAGCTAAAAATCCTACCGTTCCGAGTCCACCGATCGGTGCAATCCAGTCTGGAGGTATCGGCGACGAGTTGGGTATTTCCGCGAGCAGCCATGTTGTTGAAGATGTTACGCCCGCGGCGATGAACGCGATGACTGGCGTGGCGATGGAGTCTGTGGGGATCATGGTTTAAGGTATTCAGCGATCGAGTCAGCGTAGGCTGCGGCGATTTTATCAGGATCAGCTGCAATCCATTCTTTTTTATTCGATCCGAAAAACGGCTCTAGTATAAGCGCGGGGCAATGAGTTTTGCGTAGAAACTGAGATCCCCTTGCTGATTTTCCGATTGGAAATAGTCCGTTATCCCTTCTCGAAGTAGATGCTGGAAAGTTTTTTTGATAGGATTCAGCAAAACATTTGGCGAGCTTTCTTCCCCCCTTTGAGCTTTCCCAATACAAAAACTCGTGGCCGTTTGCTGATGGTTTTGCGGAGTTAAAATGCAGCTCGATTGCAATAGTCGCGCCGATTAGTTTGATTCGATAAGCAATCCACGACATAGCTGACCCGTAGCTGCTTGCATCGTATTTATCAAATAACTCAGACTTGATGCCTCGCTTGCAAAGTATCGCTTCAAGTTTATAAGCGATGCGGGAATTAAAGTTGTGCTCGCTGGTCCCATCTACCGAGATCGCGCCTTTATCCCCGATTCGTGAATGTCCTACACAGATAGCGATCATTCTCCTCCCTCCTCAATGATTAAAGAATGCTCGCCCTTGCGAGGGTATTTTCCAGCAAACCGCTCCCCGAAATCCTCGACCGCTCCGAAATAGATATTGGCCAGTTTAAAGTTTTTTGTTTTCATAATGTCATAGAAAAGCTGATTGCATTCCAAGATCGTTAGCGGGAAATCAGAGACTCGGAGAAACTGGAAGCAAACATCATGAATCAGCGTTGCCAGCCTGGTAGCTTTAAAATCAGGCGTTCCCCACCAT